GAGCGTGTGAGGCCACATCTGGCGATGTAGCCGTGCCATCGTAGTAGACTGGTTGTTCGAAGTAAACGAACTACCAGACCCACCTGGAGGGCCAAGAGGATCATCTGATATATTACCAGGCTGACCCATGACATTCTGCATCATGGCTGCGCCATTCCAGAACGCCCACGCTCTCATGCTAGGCTCCCTCGCGAAAATGAGCCAACCGATAGGATTGACCACAAAGTCGGTGGGGATATACCCAGCATTGACCACGTCCGCATACATCTGGAATAGATCGTCTACAGTGATCGTATCATTACCGACCAATGCAAAGTTTCTACCAGACGTGCTTCCATTAAGGGACGTACCGCCCGAGTTATCGAACGATACCGTACCGTCGTTCTCGAGAACGTCGGCACACTTTCGCTCCTTGTGACGAGCCAGAGCCCGACCAGCCGCACGGACGTGCAGGTCAACTAGACCAAAACTGGTATATCGCTGCGCTTCTTCGGTTAGGGCGATCTTTACACCGCTCTTTCCGATCATCGCATTGACATAACCAGCCAGGTTAAGCTTCTGTTCTGGATAGCTCATACCTTCGCCAATATCAGCAGCCTTCAGACCACCAACACTGGGGAATTTTACTAGAGGAGCCGCACCAGGAAGGTCGATTCTGCGGAAGAGATTCTGTAGAACCACTACTGGCTCTACGGCCTCTCGGACCACAGTCGTCATGACGCGAGGGATATAGTTACGAAGTTCGTCCTTACCCATCACGTCGATAAGGTCGTCTAGACCAATTCTGGCCTTCTCACGGTCCTTATCAGACGTCCAGCGTAGCTCGTCTCCAGGGCTTACAAATCCGTTGAGACGGACCACCCTGTTAACAAAATTATAACGCTGTTCACCTTCGGCGTTCTTGACGAGTTCAAGAGCCGCCGCTTTGGATAGACCTTTCGCAGTGAGCGCATCGTTGAGCTCCGCTTTGGTCGTCTCCTTGGCAGTTTTAGCCACTAGGTTTTTTAGTTCAGTCATTAGATCTGACATATTAATTTCCTCCGGTAGGCTTAGAGACCCGCATTGATAACAACACGGAACTTAAGCGTGGCTGCGGATCCGCCCTGGTGATCGAAATTGAGATGCTGAGGGAAGCCCGATGTTGCTGTCCCAGCAAGCCCAGATCCTGACAAAGTCCGCACTTTATTCAGGTCACCTTCCTCCGCGATGGTGGAAATCTTCCAACACCGCCCGACGAGTTGATCAACGCTATCGGTGCCGTTCCGCCAAAGAACGAGTTCACCAATTGCGCCCGGCATTACCCCGCGACCTTCGACGAGCGCCTGAGCGCCAGTCGTCTGAGAGTTCCGAAGCATCGGATACTCGGCATAGGTCTGGGCAACTACCGTTACCTTATCCTGTAGCTTGAAGTTTCTAAACCGATCGTTAATCGTTCCCTGCCAAATAGGCCAGAGGGTTACACCGAGCGGAAAGTTGGCCGTATCTGTCGCCGAAGCAGCACCGGCAACCGTGACGAGGTTATTGGCATTGTCAATATCCTCGGTTCGGGCTACGTCAGCCGCTGCATAGGTAACAGCCTGGGCAACTCCACCGTTCGCCAGCGTGAGCTTGCCATCAAAACGCGCTTCTGTGCGTGCAGTGATTGCGACGACTCTGCCAGCCTCGATGACGAAGTACTCATCAGTTGAAGGATCCTGTCTATCAACAGGAAGATATCCAACAACATCCCACTCTTCGTGGGGCGCGATTACTTCTGAGACCTCTAGGAACGGAACGGCCTGATGTTCGACTTCAGCGATGGTTTTTGTACCTTTCGTGATAGCCATAAGCTATTCCTCCTTTGTTAGCTCGCTCGTATTTTGAGCAAAGCTAGTTTGTCTTGCTTATATTTAGAAGCCGCGTCGAGTGACTTCGGATCTTCTTCTGGCTGTGGAGAACCCCCGAGGCTCTTCACAGGAATTTCTGTACGTTCGGTAGAGCTCGGTTGAGTCCCTACCGCATCGTGTTCTATTAGTTCTTTCTGTAAATCAGCAGCTGAATCAAGCAGAGAAGAAAGCTCTCGCTTGACTAGCTCGTCTTTGTGGGCTTTAAGTGCCTCTGCATCTTTGAAATGCTTCACATTCTTACGACCGGTCGCTACTTCTAGATTGACTATATTTTCTACTAGCAGTGAGCGGTGCTTTTCTTGTAGCTCGTCAACGAGAGTCTTGTAGCGATCTCTCTGCTCTTGAGCTTCTCGTACCTCTACTTGATAGCGCTTGTTTTCGCTCTCGAGTCTATCTACTTGAGCGGCTAGTGTACGAAGCGTTACGACCTGAGTATTGGAATCTGCCCACGTATCGGTCGCAGTATCGGCTCCGACCTTTACTCCAAGTTTCTTAGCCTTTCGCATAACACAAGCTTTAATACGAGCTTTAACTTCGGCACTGGCTCCTTTGGGAAACCCCTGGCCTAGTCGTGCAAGAGCGTTACGTGCATGTGGCGCATCGTGCGCTGGGAAGCTTCTGTCAGGGCCGCAGAAAGCGCTACCGGACAGTTTCTTACGAGCCGCTGTAGTAAGCTTGGCATCTTGAAGCTCTTTATCTTCTGGATGTGAAGCATACCAATCTAACCACTCTTCGTGGTCTTTGAGCTCGACTTCACCCATAACTTCTACACCGTTGGGATTCTTGTCTTCGGCGTCAAAACCGGTATCGGCCGGCTCTTGATCTTCGACTTTTGGCTCTTCTTTTGTCTTAGGCTTTTCAATAGGTTCGCCACCGGCTTTATCGCCAGCAGTAATCTCACAAGAGAAAGTATTACTCTCTGAATCTAAGTAGTATGTTCCTGGATGTCTTGAGGAGTAAGCGCCGCCATCTGGTGTAAACGGAAGCACACGCCCAAACTTAATATCGTGTTTGTGAGCAGGCTTTCCGCCAGAAGTCGTGACGCCATTGCCATCTTTGTCTAGCCGGTCGACGGCGTGAGTATGGCCGTCCTTCGGATCGGGCTGAGACCAATAATAGCTAACATTATCGGCTATGTTCTCAGCTGGCTTGGTTTCTGGCGCAGCAGAGTCTTTTGGCTGAGAGGCCGCTTCTGTAGACTTGGGGGCATCAGGAGCTGTAGTGACTTCTTGAGACATCGAATCCTCCTCGGAGTTATCGGTAGCAAGAACTTCTTGACGCAGCTCGATCGCTGGTTCCGTTCTTACTTTATCTTTCTCTTTAGAATGGTTGGTCATATCAGACATTGTATTTAAACTAGCAAGATCCATATCAAGGAATGAGCCTGACTCTGAATCTACTAATCTGAAGCCGGTAAAATTCCCTGCGTCTTTGGTCGGACCTTCGTGAAAGTAGTTCCATTTGTTTTGATTGTCCGCGAGTTCGACTGACTCTACTTGCGCCTTGGTATCAGCCGGTCGCCAAGTAAATGCCAGATGATGATATTTTAGGGTACCGGTGATCGCATAGGCAAGAAATTTCCCAGATTTCTCGGAATTTTCAATTTCATAGATCTTGCCTGGTTCATGCTCACACAGCTTTCCGTCAACGAGCCAGTCCTTCTTACAGATCGAACAAATAAGCTTGGAGGGGCGCATTCCTACGCTTAATGTAAGTTTGCGGCCGTCTAATACTTCTTCTATGGTCGCGCTATCTCCAATCCAGCACTTGAGTTCGGTGTATCCACTACCATCAGAACCTGGCTGCTGTGGAGACTCAAAGTCTTTCAGAAATAGAGAATCTGTGAGTAATTGATAGTAGTTGGCCTTAGCAACTCTTCCTAAAATCTTTGGCTCTTTTGGCACAGAGCTTAGCAAAGACGGCGCTTCTGGATGCTGATCAAGAATAGGCTTTCCATAATCTTGGAGCCAATACTTTGTGCTAGACTTCATGTGCACGCCAGGATACACGCGCTGGTTTATCAATACACCAGAGTGTGTCGCCTTGGTCTTGAAGACTAGCTTGGGCTTCTTAAGAGTCTTGGCGGCTTCGGCTAGAGCATCTTCTAGCACATATTCTGTGCCGTTGTGAAATCTCGCTTTTTGTGGAAGCGAGTATTCCATCAAATCAATGAGTAGTGCTGAAGCCTTAGGCATTAAATTACTTACTCTTGTTTTTCTTGCCTCTAGAATCCCAAGCTAACGGAGCGCGGGTTCCTTGCTGAGGGCTGAGCTTTGAAAGCTGCTTTCCTACAGTCTTGTCCTTGGCCGCCTTATTGCCGGCTTCCTGTGCACTGAGATGCTTTAACTGCCACTTTTTTGCATGTTCGGTAGTCATACTTTGCTGGAATTTCTTCCAGTAGTCCTCCGTTACTTTGGCACTTTCTTGGCCTCGGAAACCCATAGCGCCGGTGCCGTTTACATTATAGTCGTTTAGGTCTTTGTTCTTCATTATTTGGTCTCCGCTTCTGGATCGGGAATTACAAACCTCGTTTTACCTACGGTACGACCGCCATCCCATACTTCTATTATACCAGACTCTAAGTGAGGTATACGGATACTTCCGTCTCTATCATACGTCCAGCCTTCAGATAGATCATCAGGGAGCATCGTCCGTTCACCTGTATCTAGCAACACGCTAACATGACGGCCGGGCTTGGATAAGTCTAAGATATCTTCGATATTGGAAGTAAGTTTAATGGTGCAGCCGGTTTTGTCTCTCTTGGCTTCAGCAACAGAAAGACTTATCTTTGATGGAAGCTTATCAGTAAGTACGACCTGAAAGACTTCGTCAGGTCTGTCAACAAGTTCATGGTAATTCGCTTGTGCGGGGCTTAGCTGTTTGAGATGGCCGTCGCGTAGCCATCCTACGTTATGAGCGCCGTCTATCCACGCTGCTTGAGCTGTTCCATAGCGAACTGCTACTTGTGAAATAGAATCACATACAGCAAACCAGACTGACTCCCACGTATCAAAGAAGCTAACAGCCTTTAGAACATAATTGCCATCGGTACAAGTTCTAAGTCTCTTTACAAGAACCCCAAACTCGCCTGCGCGATCCCTTGTTCCTACGAGCCTGTCTAACAGCGGCTTAATACAGTGCTTTGTAAATCTTCGCTTCAGGGCGCCGGTATAAACAAAAGTCTCGGCAGACTTGGATATCTTTGCATATTCCGCAAAGCCCGAGGCTACTTGAGCTTCAGTATCCATAATTAAAGAGTCAGAAAGTCTATTAACGGCAAGGTCAGCCAGTTCCCATAGTTCTCTATCATCAATAGACTTTTTCTTAGACAAACAGTCTTCGATATAAAGAACAATGTCAGTCTTTAGTTGTTTGAGGTTTTCTGTAACTAGTGTCATTGAATCATTCTTTGGTAAAGTCTTGGCAGACTTGGTGCCGAATTGATTTGAAGGTCTATTTCTATTTGCTACAGCTTTGGCGGCTGCCGTGTATGGTTCGTCTACTGCTTTAATTATAGCAGACGGCTTCTCGATGAGTTCCCAATGCATATTTCTTCGATCACTTGGATCTAATGGATCGCGGCCCATCATGAGACGCGCTTCGGACTCCGTAAGCATATTCTTTAGATATAAGTCGGTCGCAAAGTTACCAATTGCCATCATTCGGTCAATGTCTACTTCGGGGAATCTTAGATAGACTCTGTTTTCTGGAGAGACATCAAATCCACCTTCAACAAGAAGAACATCTAGAAGCTGGTGTAGAATAAAGTCAGCAACGATCTGTTGTAATTCACGACAACGGTCGAGCAGTGACTTTACCATTACCTGGCTCGTACCTCTGTTAGCGGATGATCCACGACCAATATCTACGTCTGATAGGCCTAGTCCTGTGACGACTCTATTGGTAAAGTGCTGAAGCAGAGGAGAGAGATCTTGCGGACGCAGTGTGATTGCTGTAACTTTGGCTCGTTCTGAAGTAATAAAGGCGCCTTCCATTTTCATGGCTTCGTAGGCGTCTTTAACTACATCGATTTCGTTACTTCCATCGGCAAGCTGTCGTGCTGGTTGTTTCTCTGTTCCGACAGAGATATGAACCATTGGAAATGCATGCCGGTGTGAAACAATCTCCGTTATTTCTTCCAGGCGTCTGAGCGCTCGAACGTCATCTAATACAGGAAGAGCGGGCGGCGTACCATACACAAATCCCGTACGTCTCCAAGCAAATCCATGAATGACTTCTCTAATGTCTAGTTTGATAGAGTTTCTATCTGGTGTCGTATAGTCTAGACGGCTTATTCGGCTGGACATAAGAGAAGGCGACTCTAGTGTCTGTATCCAGCTGCGAATTTCTACGGTATCTCCTAGAACCGGCCGCATAGTCGTTACGTCGACCGGGTGGATCGCCGCGATCGGATCTACTCTCTTTGCATTTATTTCAGTAGGCTTTCCTGAAGAGAACTTGTTCTGTCTATGTAAATACAAGAAGAAGTTGCCAAACTCTATAAGATCTTTGGCGCAGCTTCGAAGCACCATATTAAACGACATAGGGCTCATGCGGCTGATCTCGTTTATGCGTCTTTGGATATACGCAACAGTACGAGGATTACGGCCGCCGAACCACCACTGGTCTTTCATCATACAGACAAGCTGCTTATCTCGAGAGCTTCGTAGTATGCCGTCAGTGTCTGTAGCTTTGGCTATCTCGTTAAAATCATACTCTGGCTGTATTATCTTCCCGCGCCGACCTTGTGGAGGAGGATCGGGATTGTTCCAAGTTAGTACCCTAAAGAGAACTTGTTTGTCTCTTGGTGTGAATAACGGAGCCGTACCAGGACCAGATAATTCCGGAGGAGACGGACCTACGAAGTCTAACGCTTCGGTTCCTGTTACATCCAGAGGAATTGTTAGTCTATTCACTGTTAAATCCTAGGAAATGGTACGATATTCATGTCTACATTGCCAGCACTGCAAATGTGTTGAGCCGCTTGGAAAGCCGTCTGATTCGAAGCTGTAGCTGAAGCACTCGGCATTAGTTTTCCAGTGCTCAGCTTTACTGGCGCGGAAGCAACTGTACTATATGGATCTCCGTTAGTTGGTACGACAACCGTAGGTCCTAGGCCGGCTTGAATTCGTTCGGCCGCCTGAGCTAATTGAGTAGGATCAGGGTCTTCGTTACAAATACCTCCGACAGAGCCTGTAAAGCTCAAAAATTGATCTATTATTTTCATAAGGTTTCTTAAATGAAACTGATGGCCCATCGTATCTAAATAAACGTCGGCGCGGCGCTCCTGATCTTCTATATATCCTAGGTATCTATCTAATAGATTGGTGAGCTTACCTTTAATTTTATCAATTCCTAGCGTTATATATGTATAAACATCGTCAATGAGCTCACATTTCATTAACTCTTCCCACTTCTCGGTGTTAGTCAGGAACCAGTTCTCTACCTTCTTGAGAAAGCCCTGTTCGAGATCTTGCATGAGTAACATGACACTTTGGTGGATGGCCGCCGATACTGAAAGGTTGGCCCTGAAGGTATTTGCAGCACCAAGGCTATCGAGTTTCTCGAGGGTGTTTTGAACTACCTTGAACGTATCTCGTAAGCCAATTATAAGTTCTCGATCTTGCAGCTCAAGCCAGCGAACGAAACAACAGATCTCAGCAATAGAGAAGGAGCCACCTAGTATATGCGCGATTTTATCGATCGTTCGGTTTACGGATCTTAGATTCTTGGTATAGAGGCGGTAAACATTCTCGTCTATGTTAAGCGGTTGTCGATTCTGAGATGACTCTATGACTACAGACTGAGTAAGTAACGGATCTATGATTCGTGGTCTGTCTACTACTTCAGTCTCTGGCTTATATCTCTGTAATTGCTCAGAGATTGTATCAATCCACGTAATCGAATCGTGAAGCAGACTCATTGCTTGCCAGGTTTCCCAGCCCGGCTCCGTGCGCGTATTTAGGAAATTGTCTACGTACTGAACAATAATAGCATAATCAGATGGCTTTCTGGCCTTCAGTGCGGCCTGGAATAGTTCGCTGTTTTGAAGTTCTTTCTTAGCGGCATCTACATTGACCTGGTCTGTTGGAATATCTCCGGAGACTGACTCCAGCGACTTCTGTATTTGTTTTGCATTGAGGCCGGCGTAGGTCTGTTGCGCCGCAATAGAAATAGCTATTCCAGCTGCAATAGAGGCTATCTCTACACCGTACGGGGCCTTACCTCCAGTCTGTTTGCCGGTATCGAGATTGTCTAATCCCATCTGTAAGAGCTTTAATATAAACAGAATAAGTATCTGGCTGCCTAATAGTTCGGCTTCATCAAGAGTAATATCTTCAAGCTCAGATAGGAGTCTAGTATGGACTCTATGAGAGTCTGCAGTAAGATCTCCAGTCAAGTCATCAAGAACTTCGGCAGGGAGTACTTCGCGCTGTTTTGTGATATATCTAATAGATCTTTCGTATAGATCAAATGATATAAAGGCGCCCGACGATCCTGGATCTTGTCGGACTACGGCGGCGCGTACGTCCAGATCTCTTGGATCTACCGGAACGTTTCGCGTAATCGCTAGTTTGCGAGCCTCAGCAAGTATCGTCTTGGCTTTGGTATTAACCTTTTCGAAGTTTGTAATAAGCTCAGATGTGCGCGCGTCAGTCTCTACAATAG